CGACCGGCGACGACGAGTGGGCCACAGTCCTCAGTGCCTGTCACGAGGCCACACTCGTTGACGACGAGCGACGCGCAACACGGCAACACGGTGCGCTCGGCGTCCCAGTGCTGCGTCAGGGCAACGATCGACGAGCAGTCGACGGTCGACGGCGTCACCTCGATGCAACGACCGGCGACGACGAGTGGGCCACAGTCCTCAGTGCCTGTCACGAGGCCACACTCGTTGACGACGAGCGAAGCGCAACACGGCAAAACGGTGCGATCTTCCTCCCAGAGTTTGTCCAACTCAATTGTGCCAACCTGTGTGATGGGGTTGGGAGTGGCTGTGATGCAGCGACCGCCGTACACGTGCGTAACGGTGCCGCCCTTGTCGCTCGACCAAGGACGCGACACCCAGTGTGGCTTCTTTGTCTCTGGATCGACTGAGTCGATGCACAGGACCATGAACTTTTGCGGGTCGGGGTTGCCGGTGACGTTGACGAGGTCTTCGAGACACATCTCACACGTGGCCACCTCGGTAATCTGATGACACTCATCGACAGTAACGCGCGCCGGGCAGTACGTACCGGGTGCAGAGTCGACGCCCTTCACGGCAATCTTACCTGCACGCGTAATGTGCTCCACCGGGTGGCCATGCTTGTCGAACATGAGGATACCCTTGCCGGCGCACACCTGCGTCATGGTGCCAATCTTGAGGTCCTCGCGACTGGCGTTGCGCCACGCACTACCGTCGTAGTACAGCATGTCGCAGCGCCGCGGGTCCCGTGCGTCAATGTCTGGACATCGGTGGTTGTGGTGCGAGGGGATCGGCATCTTGTCGTCGTCGTCTCAGTGTAACACAGAGGAGCACTCGCGGTTCTACGATGACCCACACAAATTTTTTTGACGCAGTGCGCACGGAACCGGGCCAAAATAATGTTTACAAGTATTGAGACAGCGCGACCACAGTGCCGCCACGCCACAGTGCCTAGAGTGTGGCAACAGCAGCAGAGGCAGCAGCAGAGGCAGCAGCAGAGGCAGAAGACACGCGCACGATGCCTGTGAAGCGAAAGTGTGACGATAGCAAAAGCGCGGATGACAGGGACCACCAGGTAGACGTGGTCGACGGTGGAAAGAAGCAACGACGGGAGGCCGAGGTCGGTGTAAGCGACGACGAGGACGACGATGACTATGACGGTGAGAGTGACTGCTCTGACTCGAACATCACAGTCGAGTTGGACGAGGATAGCGAGGAGATTGACGCGAGTATCGACAACTTGGAAGACGAGGTCGACGACGAGTTGGAGGCAAGCGAGGTTGACAAGGACAACTCGGACGCCGAACTGTCGCTACACGACAGTGACGACGACGAACGGATTCAAGGCGAGTGGTTACACTCTGAGGAGCGCTCTGAGGAAGACGAGTCGGAAGGATCAATTGTCGATTTCATCGTAGACGACGAGAAGGTAACAGACTCGTCGCTCCCCAACGAGTCGCTGGACGTAAGCACATGTGACGACGACGACGACGACGACGACGACGAGTGTGCACAACTGAGACGCGAATGCGAAGCACTCGGGGCACCCGTAGATGCCGCGCACGACGTAGGTGTCCGGCTTCGCTCCGGAAGGCGCGTAGTACCTCGACGTTTACAACAACAACAACAACAACTGCACCACCCGGACATCGTGTCATCGTCGTGATCCAGCGTCACTGTGCGCGATCAACTGTTGACAGAAATAATACACCACCAATGTACAACACGTGCGTCAAGATGGTAGCAAACGCAGTGACGAGCGCCTGGCCATTTGTCGTGTTTAGTTGTGGCCCTGCACAGGTAACAGCGCCGCTGGTCGTTCCGCTTCTTCTACTCGTGTCGTTTGGAAACATGTGCGCGGGCCTGATGGCCCGTGTCACCGAGGCGGAGGGCAGCGCGCGTGTGCAAGAACGCGAGGAACACGCAATGTGGACGTTGGCACTCGCAGTGTATTGGACAATCTCGTGTGTGCCTGTTATCGGCGGCGTGTTGGCACGTGATGCGCACTCTGCTGTTTGCAAACGCATCGAACGACACCGGGCGGGCGACGAGCGCACGTGGCTCATCAAGAGGACGTGGGGTTAGCAGGCTCGCTCGGCAACTGCATGTTTCCGCTGATGTACACGGCACGCGATTCGGGCCGACCACCGCCATCTGGAAACACCAGCATAAACAGTGGACACTGCAACGCGAGTCGGTCGCAGTTGCGTGCAAAGGTGATGGTTGTGTGAGCAAACTTCAAAGTAGGCGCCCGCCCCGTGGCGCTGTCGTGGTCTTGTGCGTCAAACGCCAGGTAATACGCGGCGCCCAGCGGTGGGAGCCACAGTGGGTTGTCGAGCGTAAACGCTGGGAACGCGTAGTGCCCACCGGCGTCGCCGCCATTCGGTCGCCACTCTGAAGTGGCGATGGGCACGTCGGTTACGCCACCTGGCATCGTCATGCGCTTTGTGAGGAGGACTGGTGGCGCGTGCAGTGGCAGTCCGTCGGGGGTGTGTAGCGTAATGTCGGCAGCGCCATCGAGTTCAAAGGTTAGCATGTGCGTTGCATCCTTTGTCGGCACAAGCGTCGTCCGTGCGTACACGACAAGCGGCGGCGGCGGCGGCGGCGGAGGTCGTGTCTTGTCTCCCTTGTCGTTGGTGGTGGTGGGCTGCTTGTTGGCTTCATACTCGTGCGCGGCAACGAGACAGCGCCGGGCGCCCTCGGAGAATTTACTTCCCGACTCGGAGCCTGCGTAGTCGTCTGGCAACACAAGCGTGTCAACGTCTTTGCGATCGATAGCGCGATACCACGCTCGCCAGTCACGCACGTTCTTTGCACCGCTTGACTCGGTCGTCGTAAAGTCATAGCCCCCCACCGTCTTGCCGACCAGAGCACACGGGGCGGCGTACTGCTGCCACAACTTGTTGAACGTTTCGCCTGCGTCCTTGTTTGCCATGCTCAAGGCTGCCTTGTTCTCGGCAACTTGCCGCATCATGTCGGTACGCTGCTCCTCGCTCAGCAGCGGCAAGTTTGTTCCTAGCGGCGAGAGGAGTGTCGAGTCAACGTGAAAGGTACCCAACACGCGGTCGCCGCTCGGCCACTCTGCCACGGTCACAACCTCGGGGATGTGCTTGTCGACTGCCTCGACAAGGCCGCGCACAGTCACTGCCTTGGCAGCCGTGCGTGTTCTTGGACGATACGTCACCTCGAGGATGGTGCCTACGGTGGCGAGAGAAACTGCCGCGTCGCGGCGTTCTCGAGACGGCGTCGGCGTCGCCTCGTCGACGCTGTCACACACCATTCGATACGAGTTGAACGCAGTCGACACAATGTCAATCGTCTTGCCGTCGGTTGCCGCCAGACAGCGTCGTGGCTGCAGCAGAGCCGCCGCACCTGCGTACACGCCACACAGCACCATCTCGACCCACTCCTCGCTGTCAAAGTCATAGTAGTAGAACACGCGGTCGCCCCCGCCGTTGGCAGTGTCCGTCGCCGTCGCCGCCGACGTCGTCGCCTGTCGCTGTCGCTTCACTGCTGCTGCGGGGGTATACTCGTCGATCTTTGCCTCGTCGATGGGACCGATTGTGTACGTCTTCATCGTAGCAGAACAACGACCAAGCGAGTGCGCGGATCGAGTATGAGGGTAAGTGGGAGCGGGACGGCGACGATAACACGTGCGTCGTCTCGCTTGTTGAATCTAGGTGCAGACAAAACAACTGATGATCCAAACGACAAGACGACGGGGGGCGAGCAACGTCGGGGGCCTCGGCGTGCCTTGTGCGACGAGCAACCGATTTTTTTTCTTCGTCAGATCACAGAACCGAGGCCGAGGCGTGGTGCTGTCACTGTTACAGTCCGATCGTGCATCCGTTGTTTCACGAGACCACCAAGCAGAGATGCCGCCGAAACTCCGTGATCTCGCCGACGTCAACGTCGAGGACCCGCCGTTGCCGTGTGACGCGATCCTGTGGGACCCGTGTGCCAACGAGTGGGTGAACGCACCGGCGTGCAGCCGATGCGTGTGCCGTCGCAAGAGCGATGACTTTTCGTCGTACGAGCACGGCGACGTGATCACCTGCGAGCCGGCTCGCACGTGCGAAGGTGAGTGCACCGAGGTTCAGGGTCACGATGACTTTTGCGTGTCGTACAAGGCCAAGGACCCCCACGCGGGCTGTTGCCTCCTGGTGTGGGACGCTGCGCGCGAGGGGTGTTGCGAGGAGTTCCCGCCGCTGTGTCACGAGGAGTCGGGCAAGTGTCTTATTCTGGGCACCAAGGACGAGCGCACCGGCGAGGTGACGCCGTGCTGCGAGGGTGGATGCATCGAGTTTTGCTTTCGGTGCCCGTGTGTCATTGACGAGATTCACCTGTTGAACATTGACCGCTGCTGGCCGCCGACGCCGATTAAGGTATGGGACTCGCAGGGCAACGAGACGGAGCACGCCGTTGTTAACACCGGTCAAGGCCCCGGCGGCAAGGGCATTGCGCAGGTTGTCAAGTTGTGCGTCGAGAACGGCAAGCGCGTCAAGGTGACGCTCGACGGCCAAGGTGCCGTGTGCAAGATTGTGTATCACGTGCCCGAGTTGGTGAAGATGCAATGCTGCTGCGCGGGCGAGGTGCCGTGCGAGTGTCTGATCGTCGACGCGCGCAACTGCAGCCACACCACGACGCCGCTGGTCAACTACTTTGGCACGCCCGAGTTTGGCCGACTTCAGGACGCGCTTGACCACGCACAGCACTACACGCGCGGTGCAAAGGACTGTTGCCCCAAGCCAGTGTGCATCAAGGTGCACTCGTTGCCCGAGGACGAGACGTGCGCCGTCGTGTTTGACCAGCATGCGTTGACGATCGAGGGCTGTGACAAGGAGCACCTGCTCGACCTGAAGATTGCCGACTCGTCGGGCGTTACGTTGCACGGTGGCTCGATGTACCGCTCGGTGCGTGCCGAGCGATCCATTGCCCTGCTCGACCATCTGTGGATGACGATTGGCAGCGAGGACGCCGACCTGCTCGTTGCCACCGAGGGCTCGTTGTTGACGCTGCGCGACTCGACGCTGTCGGACACGAGTGAACTCGGCGGCAACCCGCGTCCGCTTGCGCTTGCCACGCGCAACTCGACTATCGACCTCATGGGCTCGACGCTCGAGTCGGTGGCGCTGCGCACCGGTGCGCCGCTGGCACGTGCCAGCGTTGGCTCGCGTGTGCAAGTTGTGCCGGCCGCTGACGGCTCGGTGGCGGTGACGACGGTGCGAAACGTCGACATTTCGCAGGTGGCCATCGAGGCACGTCAGGTGTCGCAGGCCAACGTGATTGGCAACGGAACCGACACGTTCCTGCTCGCAGAGAACGTTTACGGCGACGTCCTTGGCGCCCGGCTTGCCAGCCTGACCCACGTTGTGGGTAACTCGATCGAGCAGGTGTTTACTCCGTCGTAGAGTGAGTGAGGCGTGTGTGTGTGTGTGGCAGTCGCTAAATAGATTGCAAAAATCAAAACGATTTATAATTTTACACGTGTGTGCGCACGCATGCTAGGTAGTTAGTGTCGTCTGACACACGCAGTGGCGATAAACGCTGCGCGCGCATCCTGACGCCAACGTTACTCTGTCATGCTCGTGTTTGATCGCCGTCAGCGCAATGTCTCTCTGCTCGTTCCACTTGCACGCCGTCCCATAACGTCCATGTTACTAACAGTTGTGGTCGGGGTCCTGGCGATAGAGGCAGTGATCGATGCAACGAGTGTGGGCTTCTCCCTGTTCGGAACCAGCCCAGACCACGTGTCGTTGTTTAGGCAGATTACAAACAGCATTGTTTCGGCACAACGGGGCACGTCTGTGACACATGGCCTGGGAGTGTGGGGTATCCTGTGCGCTTGGTTTATCGTTGGCAACCTTTCGTTGCTTTTGGTTGTGATCATTGGTCGTTTGGCAACGGCGATTCTCCTGGCACTGTACCCGCCAACGCTGTCAATTGCGGCGGTGCAGTGCGTGTCTCCGCAGACATGCGACAACGACGACTCCTACAACAACGACGAATTCAACAACTACGACTGCAACAACGACGACTGTGACAACGACGACTGTGACAACGACGACTGTGACAACGACGACTGTGACAACGACGACTGTGACGACGACGACGACGACGACGACTGTGACGACGACTACGACTACGACAATGACAATGACAACTACGACGACAACAACTACGACAACGGCGAAGGCACGGGCTCTGGTGACTGTGATCACAATAGCGCAAACGACAACGAAGAGGGATGGACCTACGACGCCGACGCCGACGCCGACGCCGACGCCGACGCCGACGCCGACGCCGACGCCGACGCCGACGCCGGGTCCAGAGGGGATGCCGTGTTACTCTATCGACCGTCGCTCGCCAGTCGCTTGTTATCGCATCGTCGTCGCCGTGGTGGTGGCGGCTCTAGGATGCCGTCGTCGTAGTCGTAGACCTTGCTGCCACCTGCGTGCGCCCGTGTAACACCCATTGAAGAAGCGCATCTCGAGAGAAACACTGCACTTGCCTGCAAACGTTTGACGACTTTACAAGTCGCTCTGCCGCCAATTGTGACAGAATTGCGCCCCCGCCACTTGCCGTGTTGGGCCACACAATGCGTCGCACTATAAACGCCAGCAAAATCACATTGTGAAGGACTGCCTCTGCTGCTGTCGCCGCCGCCGCCGCCGCCGCTACTGCTCCTTTCCTCGACGACGACGACGACGACGACGAACGCAACAACACACGGCACACTGGCATAAGGTGCACGATGGTGGAACGCAACACGGCGCGCGCGGCAAGACACCGATCTACCAACGAGTAGTCAACACCCGGGCGCCCGTGTGACGTGTGTACATACAGCCTATGGACGCTGCTGTTGTGCTCGAGTGCACACGCAAGTGCACGCACACCCGCAGCACCGAATCGGTTTTGCCCAAGTCCCAGTGTACGTAGCACGGTGTTCGTACGCAGGGCCTGTGCAATAAAGAACACGTGCGCGTCGTCGAGGCGACAGCCGGTTAGGTGCAGGCTTACAAGCGAGGTGTTGCATCGAAGCGCGGGCAAAAGATGCAGTCTTGTCTCGGCGTGACCGACGATGGTGTTGCACAGACGCAGGTGTGTGAGTGTCGAGTTGTGTCGCAGAGAGTCAAACAATACGCCTATACCATCGTCGCCTTCGTCCGTGTCCGACGACAGGGTGTTGGACACGTCGAGCCAACAGAGTGTTGAACACGCGCGCGATTGCAATGCGAGCCCAAGTGCAGCGAGCCCACCTCCTGTCATACGCGTCGAAGAAAGACTGAGGGCGCGCAACGACGTGGCCAGCGGGAGCGCACGTGCAACCACGCCTACTCCGTCGTCACCTAGCCCATTGTATCCCACGCGAAGGGTGTGCAAGGTCGACGACGACACTAGGTTCGCTACAGCCTTGGCACCGCAAACGTCATCAATGTCATTGTCGGCCAGCAAAAGATGGCGTAGACGACTACGACGACGACGACGACGACGATCTCCACTGGATGTAACAGAGGACGCTAGGGCACGTATACCGATAGACGTTATCCTGTTGTTTGCAACGTCCAGTGTCACGAGCGACTCGTTTTCGTCGAGGCCAGCGCCAATTTCCCGTGCACTCGTGTCGCCAAGCGTGTTGGCTGTTAGGTACAGGTGTTGCAGCGACTGTGTAGTCACGAGTAGGTGCTTGAACGCAGGTGCCGACCCGTCCCCCACGTAGTTGTTTGACAGGTCGAGTGTACGCAGTGCTGGCAACAGGCACACGGCGTCGCACAACGCGTGTGCACCGTCCTGGCCAAACGACTGTGCAACGCACACGACCGTGGTCAACGAGTGTAGAGCACGAATGTGCACTGCGACCTTGGCAATGTCAACGTCGTCCAGAGTGTTGTATCTCAGGTTGATTGCCGACAGGCGTGTCTGCGCACCGGGGGCGCATAGTTCTGTTACAATCTTGCCAGGCGTCACGTAACAATCGTGGTGCAGTATCTGTGGTCCATTGTCGCCAGTGTCGTCAACGCAGTAGATAACAACCGTGTCCATCACCCATACAACGCTCGTTACCTGTTGTTAAAAATTTATTCACATGTTAGACACTGGTGGCGGCGACGAGGAGCGAGCATGGGAGGGAGGGGACAATGTTAACGTTAAAAGCCCTCTGTGTAGGCAGCCTGGCGCAAGGTGCGCAGGCGTTCGCGTCGCGTTCGCTCATTTTCGCTCGCCACGGGGGTCGACGGCGCCGGCACCTTGCTGACAAACACCTCAATGTGCTGCGCGTGTCTACACAGCCGCAAACTCGTCATGCGCGACAGCACCGATGGCTTATCGCTGCCCGACGACAGGTAAAAGTCGGGTTCCCATTCCATACACGCACCGGTGACGCGCGTGCGGCAGGGTGCGTTACTCGACGAGAACGCTTGTAAACGGACATGTCGTACCAACAGACGCTTGGCCACCTCTGGCAGTGTTTCACGCGGTGCGTTGTCGTTGCAGTGGTGTAGCCACGCCTTGATATCCTCGTCGTAGGCGCGCAAACCAGATCGGAACACTGCGTCCTCAGAGTATGCAACGCGCATGTACGCCTGTTGTACCGGATCTGCATCGCCTGCAACCACGCAACGGACACTGCGGCCGAATACGCCTCTAACTCGCTCGTCGTCGTCGTCGTCGTCGTCGTCGTTGTCGTTGTCGTCGTCGTCGTCATAGTCATCTCCGTCGCCAACAACGTCACTCTCAGTCTTGTCGTCGTTGTCGTTGTCGTCGTCGTCGTCGTCGTCGTCGTCGTCCTTGGCTGTGGCTCGACTACGGGACCGGCGTGCGAGGGTCGCATAGTGCTTTGGCACAAATACGTTTGCGTGCCGTGGCAGTACAAACGGCACACACGTGGCGCGCAGTGTCTGTGGCCACAACTGCGCTACAAACTCCTTGTCCTCTATGCACTCGGTAATGAAACGACTCGCTACCGAGCCCGTCCATTGATCAGTACCGGGCACGTCAATTGAAATTTCAGCCGTGGCAGCGGCAAGACGCTCAATCTCAATGGCCGACATGCACGCACCGCGTCGGTCTGGCTTACAGCCGCGAGACAGTGCGTACCCCATGCCTCGTAGTTGCAGCGCAACGTTAACGCGCTTTGACAGATCGATGCACGCGTCTACGTACATCGGATCGAGCGACACGAGTCGACACACGTCAATAAAGTGAAACATGCCATCGTCCTCGGCGAGGTTGGTGTCGTCGTCGTCGTCGTCGTCGCACAAAGTAGCGGCGTCCTCGTTGCAACGACGGCGGCGGCAGCGGCGGCGGCGCTCTGTGATAACAGCGTCAATGTGATGACGTGACACAGTGTCCCCCAACAACGCGTCGAGGGCTACCATGACCTCTTCGGTTCTGCGCACCGGTGACTGTAACACGTCACCATAGTGCCGCCCAACTACACGTGCGTACACGCGCACCATGCCAATCGCCACGCGCACCAAGCGTTCCAGTGCTTTCGTAGGTAAGCCCGCCGAGTGGTCTCGTTCAATCGCCACGACATTGTCGTCGTCGTCGTCGTCGTCGTCGTCGTCGTCACCACAGTCGCCACTGCACCGTCCTGCTGTGCCAATAATGTGCGGCGCCCTAAAGATAAAACGCAGAAACGTATTAACGTCGGTATCAACCTGTCCGCGCACGTCCCGAATGGCCAGAAACAGGACGGCCTGCGAGGCACGTGACGGTGACCACCGATGCGTAGGGGACGTCACAGTGTCTCCGTCGAGTGGCGGCAAGTTTCTTCTTCTTCGTGACGACTCCTCGAGGAAGAATCCAATCGCCGCGTACATACACGACGGCGGGAGTATCGTCGTGTCAGACAGAGCCGCCAACTCGTCGTCTGGCCTTGCGTGTGACACAATCATGTCGACAATGGCGCCGATCGGCACGGCCTGGGGATGCAAGCCGTAATCGGCCGGAAGAGGGTCGCCAGCCTTGTGTGCGGGTCGAGGAAACAGCGTCAACACGTCGACAAACCGACGGAAACTGGTCGTCGCGTCAGCACCAAAGGTACCGCGAAACGCGTCTCCAAGTCTCGCATTGAACACGTCGACAAACATGCCGCCGCACCGCATATACTCAGTCGTGTACTCTAACTGCTGAACAACGTGGGGCGAGTTGCTCGACGCGTGCTCGTCGAGCCACCGTTGCACTGCACTCGCCGCCATCTCCACGTTAAAGTCAAGGTCCTTAATCGAGGTCACCGACAACAGGGGCGAGATCACAGCAGACGGCACAACGCCATGGCGTGTTCTGGCAAAGCACTTTGCAATCGAGTCACGCACCAGCGCCAACGCTACGGGAACGACACCGGCAAGCGTGCGTTCGATTTGAAGCAAAAACGCGTCCCGCTTGCCACGTAACATTGCCGTCGACACCAGGTTGTCCTCGGGCACCATGTCAAGCAGAGCCAGGTTCCAGCGCTCGGCCGTGTACGTCAACATTCGCGACGGTGCCATAACACCGCTCGCCGCCACTGCTTCGGCCGCCGCGGCACTGTTTTTGCTCTTGGCAGCCGTGGCAGTCAAGGCGGCCGTGTCTCGCATACGATAGAACATACTCGTGCACCGTCGGGCACGCATTGTGTCAAACGAAAACTCGTCGCAAGCCTCACCCGCCGTCGCCGCCGCCTCGCTGTCGCTACGACGACACTCGTGCACCGCACGATGGTGAACAGCCGACAAAACGTGTACGGCGCCGAGGGCACTCAGGGCGCGATCAAATCGCAGTGCTCCGGGGATGGATGCCGTAACAGACAGCGACGCACGGCGTATGACAAGAGTACGCAGGAAGGTAGACGCTGGGAATAACATTGCGTCGATATGCTGCGTGTAGCGCATGAGCATTTCACACGCGTCGCCGCGGCGCGCCGAGTCGTCACGGTACTCGGCGTCAAAGTTTGACATCCACGTCAGAGTGTCCGCGTCCAGCGACTGCTCTGGCTCCTTGATCGACTTCCAAAAGGCACTCGCCGCTGCCTCGGCCGACTCGACGAGTCTGGTCGCCGCCGCGTCGCCGTGTTGCACCGAAACAGCCAGGTCCTCGGCATCTAAGACGTGCAATGCAGCCTCTTGTTCTAAGTTGGCAATGCCGCCGTTCCAAACGCAGGCTAGCACCGTGTAAGCGAGCACAAATACACTGTAGTTGTCACGCTCATGGCACACGTGCAGCAGTGCGGGTACAATGTCCCGTGCAACACGTCGCGCCGCTGCAGCCCTGTTCTGGTCGCTAAACACACCCTCGCGACGGTGTAACATGCTGTTGGCAAATCGATGGGAAGACTTGTCGTTGTCGCCGTCGCCGCGTACTGCGATGCCGAAACGAGCAAAACACTCACGCACACTTGGGAAATACTTGAAAAGATCCCGCATCTCACTCGACACGTCCTCTGGCGCCATCAGGAGTAACAGCGCCATCATTGTGCGGTTCTTCACGAGCGCATCGGTGAGTGACGCGTTGAGTGCGTCTATCAGCGAGCGTGCAGACTTGGTCGACGACGGCGACGCTGCTGCAATGTCGCTGCATTGTGCAAGCCACCGTGTCCAGCACGTCTCGACGTCGGCACCAAACTGCTCGAGGTCTCTCGAAACGACAGCCAGCGCTGCCTCGCGGCGCTCTCGAGTTTGCTCCATGTCCGACGCAACTGTAGAGGCAGCAGCCGTTGTCTCCGAGTTACCTTCGATTCTCCAATTGAGTTTCATGTCACGACGTGCCCGTCGAATCGTGTCGATAGCACACGTGAACGCTAATGATGCCCTTGTACACAGAGTCATGCCTGAGCGACACTTTGCGCACTCGTCAATGTGCCTGTCGTGCACGCATACACATGAACGCAGTAACAGCGACGTGGCGTTGTGCCACCGCGAGTCGGTGTCACACACGGTAGGCGACTGCACGAGTGGGGGCAGTGACCTATGCACCGTCGCCACCGCAACAGCCACATTGTCCTCTCGAGTCGGTGTTGATGCAGCGCGGCGTTGTTTGCGCCTCCTCGATCGTTTCTTTGGCTTCTTCGCGTTGGAAACGTCGTTTGATACGGAGGATTGGCAGGCGTCGCTGCTGGTGCCCTCGACGATGCTATTGTCGCTGCCACTGCTACTGCTGCTGTCGTCGTAGTCGTTTGCATTGTCGGCGTTGTCGTTGTCGTTGTTGTCGTTGTTGAGGACATTGTTGTTATCTTCCTCGTTGCCTACGACGCTGACGACGACGTCGTCGTCGTCGTCGTCGTCGTCGTGTACGGTCAGAGTGTTGTCGTTGTGAAACTCTGTGGTGACAACGACAGAAAACTCGGGCTCTGTGATGGTAAATGCGCCAGTTGATGGCGTCAGAGCGCGGTTGTGTGTGTCTTTGGATACAATGTTGCGGCGAACACGACGACCGCCTTTGCGACCAGAACGCACGGGGGTTATCACAGACGGTGGCTCGACCACGACGTGACATTCCTCATGCTGCTGCTGCTGCTGCTGCTGTTCATCAATCTCCTCCGCGCCGGGGAGCGACTCGAGCATCGTCGCGGTTTCCCCCGTGGCCGATGCCGCAGCAGAGTGCACACAGACGGTGGCCGCCCCAGCCCCTTTAAGGTCGCTCATGTCGGTGCGAACGACTAGAATAGAAAGAGTATCATCGAGGGGCAATTCGACGGTAACACCAGTGTGGACGCCGTCGCCAAACGTTACCCGTGTCCATGGCGTCGGCGTCGCAGTGCACTCGGTGTCGGCGTCGCCGGCGTCTGCCAGCGGCACGGGAAACAACGGTGGCGGCGGTGGCGGGGCGTCAAATATTGCGCCATGGGTTGTTTCCGACACGTCTACCAGGAACAGCATTGGCTCCGTGCGTACAAAACAGTCGCCATATGGCTCGGTAGCAGAGTGCGGACCGAAAAAGTACGAGTGAAGCGACGGTGGACACAGCATCATCAACGACTGAGCGTCAATAGCCATGTACGAGTACACGTAAAGAGGATAGTCGCGTGGGAGCGCCGGCTCGTGTGCACCGCACAGGACATAGGATACGCCGTCGTGCCAGAGGAATAGGATGTTTGCGTCTGGAGTAACGTCACGGCGCATGGCAAACAGGCGTTCGCAACCAGTCGCCGTGTTTCGAACGACGAGGTATCGCGAGTGATACACTACTTCGCATTGCGGAGAAGGGTCGTCGTTGTCGCAGCCGTGTCTTCGACGCTGCCAGCGTACACGCGGCATGTCGACAACGACGTGCGCGCTCGCGTCAAACACCATGTTTGGCGGCAACGACGTCGTGTCGCGCGACCTGGCAAACGTAGCAAACAGAGTAGCGGCATTCGAGAAGGACATGATCCATCGCGACGCTGCCGCTCGACACTTTCTCCAGGCACTGAATGTCATCTCTCCGTCACGACCGTTGGCAACGATGGTCATTGCGCTCGCTTGAGTCGAAACACGTCACGACACGCCACGACACGCCACAGAGTACGTATGCGCGCGCGCGATAGAGGAGCGACAGCGAGACAAACACCGACATACACGGGTCTGTTGCGAAAATCGCAGATATGTCCTTTTATAATAAAAATTGTACCTCTGTTATGAGGTGCGCGCCTGTCAAAGAGATGCAATTATGTGATTATGTGTGTATCTATCAACACGCGTTGCTGCCCGGTAGCGTCAAGTGGGCGGCGCACACACATGACGCCCCCCCTCACCACGGCCACGCCTGTCGGCGCAGAATCCACCTGCGCGGTACCCGATTGTGAGTACAGCGACGACCCCGCAGAGCCGCTACTGTACGTATGCTCACACCATCATCGAATGCACGCGCAGTGTGTGACGTCTCTGTTGCGACATCAGCCGCGCCCTCGTTGCCCACTATGTCGCGATAACACCATCGAGATTTGGCGCAACTGTGTCTCGTCGTCGGCGGCGTCAACACGGTTCAAGGACGACGACGACGACGACGACGACGACGACGACGACGACAACGGCGACAACGACTACGACTATGACGGTGGCGACGGCGACGACGACCAGAGTGACGACCAGCGTGACGACAACGGCCACGGCGACACGTGTAACGACAACGATGAGGACGTGACAGGGGGTGTGCTGAACGAAAGAGACAACAGCAGTGGCACCCGTTGGTCGTCCCGAGTAGCATGGCCCGTGTCAGATGCGCGCACTCGGACCAACTGGTGGCATGATCATCATGATCGACTTGTCACTCGGCCAACACCTGGGCCAGGGGGGTTGGTGCCCCAGTCATTGTGAGTGAGGGTGGGTTTTTTCTCACATCCTGATAACAGGTGCGTCGGCGTTAGACGACGACGACGACGACGACGAGACCATGACAGACTCTCCTACTGCCATCGCTACCATGCCCGCCAGTGTTCCTGCGACGTTTGCATCACTGGTACCCAGTTTACGAGCGGCGGCGGCAACCTCGCAACGACCCGCTCCGCAGATATTCGAGTATGCACTCTTGGAGCGTACGGGCGGTGAATATGTATCGATCGTGTTACAACACGTCTCGCACGTCGAGTGTCGTGGCACGTCATCCGAGCACTCAAAGCGCGAAAAGCGCACAATCTACCATTATGCCGTGTACCTACGCGGGCGCGACGCACCAGTGGACATTGTCCATCGCTTTGACATTGAACGCCTCTCGTCGTTGCTTTTCGACCCACAGACATTTTCGCAGATGCACATGTCGCAGGACGATGAGGACCGCAGCAAAGATAGCACTGACGACGACACTGACGACACTGACGACACCGACGACGACGACGACGACGACGACGACGACGACGACGACGACACCAGTCGCATGTAAAATGTAAAATAAAAAGTCTGACACTCACGGGGTGTTTAGCGACGATGATAACGACGCGTAGTGTTGGCATCGTCGACGCCGCAGTGTTTTCGACGCAATGCGTCGGCCTCGCGCGCCACCTCCTCGTGTTTCCATTGTCGTGCGCGCCGATACGCTGACTGGATTGCCTGGCATGAGCGAAAACACGCGTCGGGTGCGTGTGGCAGAGAGGCCAGGTTACGCGTTGCTTTCTTTGGACACACGGGAAAGCCTAGAGTGTCTGGCTGCAAGAAACACGCGTCGCCACAGCGATGATAAACCTCACGACGCTCTGCTAGTGTTGTAGGTTTTGCACCGATCCATCCCCGTGTCACCGAGCCTTGGTGGTGGTGGCGCTTGGCAGCAGACTCTACGTGTTTCTTCATCGCTCGATGAACCGCTGGCTGCATGGCATAGTGTTCATACACCTCGCGTAGTGACATGAAGCGAGTAGGCAATGGCAATGGCGCTGACGACGATGCTCTATTAGCAGGGGCGCCGGTGTGTTTCGCTTTGCTCCCTGGCTGCCGCTGCCGCCGCCGCTGCCGCTGCACTGCGCTGGCTCCCTCCTCGTGTTGTTGTGCCTCGAGCCTACGAAACGTCGGCCCACCGACACGGATCGCGCGACCTGTCACGGGGTTGATCACCGTCGTCGTCGTCGTCGTCGTCATTGAAGACGGCTATGTTTGCTCTCTCTGACTGTGGTCGAGAGAAAATGGAGATGCTACACTGGCTGGGGGACTGATGCCGCTGCTTCGCCGAGCAGCGTGTTTGTAGACAGTTGGCCACGTGCCATTGCTGCAAGGTTTGGTACGAAACGGTTCCAGAAAAAGTCCAATTCCTCGTCTAGCAGCGTCTGGCTGTACGCGAGATCGTGTGAGTAGCGGCGCACGACCAACTCGTCGGGTGTCCACACGGCAAACTCGCAGTAGTCCATGCGTCGCAGTCGCATGCTCATTTGAATCTGTGTCTTGTAGTACTCGGGAATGGTGTGGTACACGCGCCGTGACGCAGGACACTTGATCTCGAGTAGGTTTGGATTGCGCTCGGCGCGAGCGTCCTCGGCCGTCGCGTACAGGTCGCCGTCGGAACTCGTGCCCAACTCGGGGTGCTCCAGCGACACGACGAGGCCCGTGTGTACGATGCGGAGGTCGTTGGACGCGTCTGGTGGTCGACGCACAAGGCGCAGAATGTCGTCGGGCACCTCGCCGGTCGTTGTGATGTGCTCAACGCGCCTCGTGATGCTCTCCGTGTCTCCGTCGTCCCACGCCAGCACCGTGTTCACCACAGGCATGTACTCGGTGCCACGCACGCGTACGCTCGGCGAGTCGCCGTCGTCGTGCCACATTGCGTCGCCACGCTCGTGCTCAACGTCAAAACACCCGCGGCGCAACAGGTAGTACACGAGGCACACGGGGGGCTCATGGCACGTGCCATACGCCATGTTTGCAATGCCGCGCGCGTCTGGCGAAAATATGCCCCACAAGAACGCGCGCAGCGCCTCTCGCGCAGCGTCGCACACACTCTCATCGCGTCGGCGATAGCCGCGACCGACCACGCCCGCGCTAACAGACCCCGTGACACGCCACCGACGTGCCAGAAGCCACGCTGTGCTCTTCTGCGCATACGACCAGACTACGCGTTGCAACGGCGCGTCAAGTTTCAAGTATGCACGTACTGCCGCGTGGGTTGCAGCAACGTCGTCGGCCGGCGTAGAACGAAGCGCCCCTATCAACAGCGCGTATCGCTCAGCCCAAAAATGCACGGCGTACTCGTCGTCGTCGACGACGGTGTCGACAGCGGCAGCGGCAGCGGCAGCGGCAGCGGGGCTCGTCGTCATCGCGCCGCCGTTACCCCGACGACCATTCATCCGCGCAACACCACGGCGACACGATATGCATGCCTTGAGATTTTTATTTTTACGTTCACGGTGATTTTTATTTTTTACTCGGACGACCTGCACTCGGCACACGTAGCGCCGCCGCATAGTTCCATGAGGTAACAGGCCCCCTTCTCGTGCGCCTCCCCGCCAAGGAATGCGTTAACAAGCACACCCCTTCGCCGCCGCCGCCGCGACCAGCGTTTGAGATTCCCGTCAATGCCTCCCCACCCCCCCATGCCACCACCGTGGTTGAGCGCCGCCAATTGCACACACTTGTTGCGTGTGGCGTCGTTGAGTTTGAAAAGGTAGTTTCTGGCAACGTGCGCAACGATTGCCGTGACAGTGTGCACGTGTCCGACGGTGGTGTTGCCAGCAAGTAACACTCGCGCGACTGCATGCGCGGCAAACGCCTCGCTCACAAATGCTACCAGCGTCCATACAAGTTTCAGTTCTTCGTGCAAGTCCGTGTCCGACAGCACCTGGTACACGCGCCCGTGCGTCGACGCAATGCTCGGAACACGCGCACCGTGCCGAAGAAGAACCGCAGGTCGCAAGAGAGCCTTGCAATGTGTCGGAAAGTACACGTCTGACACTCGTGTCAGAGTGGCGTGTAGCGGGGAACCAGCGCCGCTACTCGCGTCGCCACAGTCAACGTCGGCACCTCGCTCCACCAATGCGTGTAACAAACGGGGAGAGTGCCATGTCCGCAGTGCACAAGTCAATGCCCGTCGTCCTTTGTGGTCAACAAAGTTGGGATTCGCACCCGCGTCAACCAGCAAGTGTATACACCAGGCACTGCGAGCGCGTAGCAGCGCTTTTGAAAGGAACCTTGACGACATGTTAAGTTTCCCACATAGTTGCACCATTGCGTCAATAACAATACGACAGATTACCCTGTCGGTGTTGTCGTCGTTGTCGTCGCTGTCGTCCCAGTGTCCCCCTCTGTCATCTTCACACACGTTGAGCAGCGCACTCCCAACCATGTCCTCGACCGTGTCCAATATGTCGGCACTGGCACGCGGTTCATCGTACACGTACGTGTACGTGCTATCCTCCTCGTCGGTGTAAACATCCAGAAAGGTAAAGTCAGAACTCGCGTGTTCCACGCACGCCATGACGCAAAGAATCTCCACGGCGCTCCTGGCTCCGGAAAGCGGACGAAGATGACTAATGGCAACACGGGCGCCGTAGTGCTCAAGTGTGTGGTTGAGGATCGCGCTTGCCACCGGCCAGTCATTCGAGTCTACACAGTTACGAAGCGCCGTTACACGCCCCCGCGTGGCCAGTGCTATGTCAGGGCGTGCCAGTAACAGGCGTACGCAGCGTAGCGATGCATGGCGTCCATCTGCTGTAATTAGTTCCAGTGTGGAGCGGTGCGTTGTGCCGCTATTGATGTCGACTCCGCGCGCCGCCAGAAGTAACGCCAGGTTCTCGTGGCGTCCCTTCAACGCTGCTGTTTCGACCGCAGTGTACCCGTATGTCCATTCGCGATTCGTCAAGTCAACATTGTGATCGAGGAGTACGCGAAGCACGCCGTTATTGACCGCCGCACTGACTACGACCGGGGGGTCTCGTTCCTCCCAAACCTCCAAGACCTTACCGTCGATGTTCGCACCGGCGAGTATCAGAGCCTTGGCACACGCGGCAGCGTCGTGTGGCGCTCGACACGTGAATGAAAACGCACTGTCAATGCCCCTTTGCTTTGCCAGGCGACGACATTCGTAACACGCTCCAGCCAGCGCAACCTCGGCAGGCACTGGTGCACAGTCTGTGACGTGGTCGGCGGCTGCAATAAACGCCTCGACATCCCTGGGACTACAGTGTCTACGAGCATACTGCACGCCCTTTGCTACTCCTTCTTGTAACGTAACAAGGCGACAGTTGACACACACGTCTGGGATCTCAGTGTCGAACAGCGCACACACCACCTCGCGCCGTCGCCTACGTGCCCAGCACTCGACACTCTCGTCCTTGCGACGACGATACACTGCCCTCGCGCCCCTGTCGTCGTCGTCGTGGCTACGTACACACGCCAGCCGCACACATTCGTTTCGCCGAAGACTCGGTAGTGCAATAAAGCGCGAAGCAACGCGGGTGACAATCTCGCCAACACATTGCTCACAATCAGCGCGCCCTCTGTTACCTCTGCGACCGGCGGCGGCGGCGGCGGCGGCGAAAAGCACTTGTGCCACCGCATGTGCTGCAAATGCTTCGTAAAAGAGCACCACTAACATCCACGAGGCTCTATCGGCGACGCGGCCTGGCGAGATAAACTGACGACCCACTTTGCTTTGCATCGCAACGGCGGCGCACGGGAGGCGCGCGCCGTGTCGAAGTAACGCCTCCATACGCTCGGCATACCAAAAGTCTCCCGAGTCGCCCAGTGCCTCCAGAGCCATCTGCAACGCGGTCGTACCCTCTCTGTTCCGGAAGTCTACGTCGGCGCCTCTTGCTAACAGGGCACGTGTTACATCCGACGTGCCATAACTACGCAAAACCCCGTGAGACAACCGCTCGTGAAACAACCGCGTACACCCCCTGTCGTCAACAAAGTTTGGATCTGCACCCGCGTCGATCAGTGCGTGCACGTCGTATGGAGTGCTTGCGTAGAGCAACGCGGCGGATAGACTCGAAGAGGACAATCCGCCCGGTAAACACAGTAACATTGAAACAACAACCCCATCGTCACTGTCGCCGTCGCCGTCACCGTCACTGTCGCCGTCGCCTGTTCCCGTGACGACAGTGGGGCACTGCGCGCAGGCATGGCACAGCGCACGGCCTATCCGTTCCTCTTCCGTATCGTATTTCTCAGAGGCGGCCTCGTCGTAAACGTCTCGGAACGTAAAACGGGCCCGTCGATGCTTGATACAGTGCGCAACACACAGGATCTCCACGGGACAGGTTACACCGCGAAGAGGGCGCAAGTGGCTAATCGCGGTCCGTGCACCAAAGCGCTCCAACGTGGTGTACAGAATGACCTTGGCAAGCGACCAAATCCCCTCGTTACATGCGATACGCAACGGTGTCAGTCGGCCCGGTATAGCCGTGGCCAGGCGCACCCCTGGATGTCGTAACAGCGCGTAGGCGCACATAAGGTCCCCCGATTCGCCCCATTCACTGAGTTGTACCTCGTCGATCGTGATGACCTCTAGCGGCGTCACAGTTGCGTGCACCTCATCGTACCACGCCTCGTGATTCACGTCTGCCCCCCGTGAGAGTAACAGCATAACGTTCTGATACTGTCTGTGCTTACACGCCTCCCACAGTGCGGATGGCCGATTGTTGTCGTCGCCGCAATTCTCAATGTCGGCACCGTGATCAAGAAGCACCTGCAGAACGCCGTTTTCTCTCGCTGCAGCACACACGATCGGTGGGTTTTCCATCTGACCCCGGTCATCAACGTTTGCACCGGCACGTATACACGCCTCTGCACACGCTGCAGCATCATGCTCGGCCAAGCATACGTCGAAAAGCGCACGTGCCCCCCCTACGGAATCGATAATAGACTGACACGTTCCACATGCCGCCGTTGCGTCGTCCATTATCACTACGCTGCCGCTGCCGTCACTGCCGGTTCTCTTAGACTATGGGGTGTATTGTGTATTTTTCACTTATGCCGAGACGCAGCATCCGACGGGAAAGGCCACAAGTAGGTGCCAGTGTACAATCGGCTCTGAGGCGTCAGCGACAGCGCTGGACGTAAACCAACCAGTCTTGGCGACTGGGGTGTTCGACCGAGGAGCGGGCGACGATGCCAGTGAGATGGAGCCACGGCGAAAGGCAAAATGCGTTTGCAGTGCGTTGTTCACGTCGGCCAGGTGCGCACTAACATAGTCTGCCAGGCACCTGTTGTCGTCGAGGAACGCCAGGGGCTCGCTCTTCCACTCAAATTGCGTGGGCACTGTGCTGGTGTCGCTTTCGCCGCCACTGCAGTCGTCTGCCTTCATCTTGGACATGGCGTTCTTCATGCACACCTCCTGATACGCACGACGGATCTTGCCAGAGTTTCGCTCTACGAAACGCGAAACCTGAAGCGTGACCATCATCTCCGGGCTCTCTTCGCAAAGGCTGTTTGTAAGCACAAGGCTTCGGTACAAGTCGGGTTCCTTTTCCATGGCGTCGATGATGTCGCTGTCGTCGTCTGGCGCGCGGCTCTGTCGATCGGTCGAGATATTTTGCAGACCGATTTTTGCGCACGGCGTGATAAAACCTCACGTTAGCCCCCGCGCACGCCACGTCTTTTATCATAACAGTGTTGCCGCGAGTCCACACTACACCACCACCTCCACCACCTCCACCACCACCTCCACCACACGCAATGGCAACGACCCCCTTCCGCTGGCGCGTGGTGACCGTGTTCTGCGACGACGATGTTACTGGCATGGAGTCTCTAGCACGCGTGGTCAAGCACGCATGTACGAGTTTGCATGACAGTGGCGGCGGCGACGGCGGCGGCGACGCGACATCAAGAGCAAAGAACATACTCACTCTCCTCGGCATGCGAGAGTTTCACGTGTTGCCAAACACGGCGTACATTGTGGCTCGCAACGGGCGCGGGCGCGACGTGGCCCGTTGTGTCGAGATCAATGCGACATTTACAGGGCGTGCCCCGGTGTGCGTGGTTGCCGACGTGTGTGACCTACAAACCCGTGACCTGATCACCGCGCTATCACAGTCGTCGGCACGAGTTGCGTCTGTTACGCTTGTCCTCGTCGCCCGCGGCCCTTATGGTGGTGGTGGTGGTGGTGGTGGTGGTGGTGGTGGTGGCGACGGCGGCGGCGGCGGCGACACTGTAGGCGACACTGTCGGCGAGGCCGCCGTCGCTACGTGTGCAGCAATGGCCAACCTCGACTACGAAGGCCACGTCGTGTTTTGCTCGTCAAAATCCATTGAAAACGCACGTTCATGGGCACCCGTGTTACCGTTTACAGTGTCGGCGGCATGCGACGGTGCCTCGGTAGACGACGCTGCACAGCCACTTTGGTCGATGCAACAGTTTGGCTCTACCTCTAGCCTCGCCACCACCACCACCACCACTACTACAGCAGCCACGGTGGCCGCCGCCACCGCTTCCACCTCTCAGCGCGACGACACGGCGATGGCGATGGCGATAGACGCGGCGCACCACTGCCCAGTGTGCTTTCAACTAATGGTGAAACCGACGGCGATGGTGCCCTGTGGACATACGTTCTGCGCACCGTGTGGGAACGACGTTGTCGAGTCTGGCGACCTGCAGTGCCCGACGTGTGCCGTGCGTGTCAAGGAGACAATGCGAAACTACCTTGCGTCAGACCTGTTACGTAACAGGTACGGCGCACAATACGTTGACCACGAGCGGCGCCACGACCTGTTTGTCGCGTTGTTGGGCGAGTGGAAACGCACGCGACTCCCCGACGTTGTCCGGGCGATCAAACGAGTGGCAAAGTCGTTTCTATATGTCGATGCCCGCGAGATGTTTGTGCTGGCAAACCGAGGGCTGCAAAAGGCCGCGGCGGCGGCAATGTCGTTTGATGAGTATCAACACGTTTGCTGGAACGTGTCGAATGCGTTTATCGTCGAGGCACGACTCGTGTACGTCGACGATTGCGCCTGGGTGTACAGGCCAAAGAACGCCGAGTGTACGGGCGTGGCCGCCATGTCTGCTAGACGCCAGGCACCTGACCGCCTGCACATGTTCCTCGCCGTGTGCACTGGCGGCTCACTGGTGCCGCACATTGACTTTGGCGACGACCACGTGCCAGAACCGGTGCAGACGTTGATCACAGCCTACGAGCGTAACTTTTCAAACTATGCAACGTGTCCACGCGTTCAGCCGCGCAACGTGCACTACGACGTTGACTACGAGATGATATCAACAGCATTGGCCCCCGTCACCACCTCCACCTCCACCTCCGCCTCGTCGCCCGTCGCTGCGTCTTCTTCCTCTGCGACGATGGGCGTAAAACGAAACCAAGATGACGGCAGTGACGGTGGCGAAAGACATGTTCGCGCACGAGCCAACTGAGATTTTTTCACGACCAGGATGCAAGTGGCGCAAACGCACCAATGGCTGCGGCGGCGGAAATCGACACTACCAGCGCCGACAACGAAGAGCCATGTCCAGTAGTCCGCCTTACCTTGCCACTCGACGTGCAAGGTGACTACGCAGCATGCTCCCAGCAGCAGCAACAACAGCACCTGCGACTGCGAACATCAACAACACATGGCCATAACGGTGCCGCGTCATCGCACACGCGGGACGACTCGTGTATCGAAGAGTTTGCGCTCGTGCACAAGCACCCGCTGTTCTTGCCGACGAGCCTTTCGGTGTCGTACACAGCACGTAGCCTCGTGCAGCACACGGTGGCAATTGCCGTGAATCCAGACGATTCCCGGTACCGGTATCTAGTCGACACGCCCGGCACTACCTTACTTAGGCACCCGCTGTTGTGCGGCGACGTTCCCCTCGTCGCTACAACGAACGTGGCGCGTCACGTAGCCAACGGATGTACTCCAGTACTGTCGCACGGCGTGTCGTCGTCGCTTCTGCCGCACGTCCCGACGCCCCTGTCACAACATGGACTGGAGCGGGTTTTGTGGCTTTATGACGTGGCACGGCGCGTTAGAAGTGCCACTGCCGAGCGTGATGACGACGACGACGACGACGACGACGACGCGTTGCGGAGCAGAGGTCACGGGAAAAACGACCCCGATGCCACTGCCGTGGAACATGGCGACGCGTGTGGCTGCGGCTGTCTGTCAGTGGCTTGGTGCACCGAGGTGTTTTATCGCGTGCGCAAGACGATCCAGTCGGTGTTTTGTGATTGTGTACGTGAGCAACGTTACGAGGGTACGGTACCCGTGTTGTGGGAGTGATGAATACATGCCTTGGAGTAAACTTGTTGTTGACGCGTCTGGTGTGTTGAGGTTTTTGTCTGTGGCGCTTATCAGAGACGCGTCGGATCGTCGTCGTCGTCGTCGTCGTCGTCGTCGCGCGCGCGTGCACTGCCAGACATGACGACGTGTGACACTGTCGGCTCGCTCACCGTCATTGCGGGATGCATGTTCTCGGGAAAAAACGCAGAGTTGGTGCGACACGTCGAGAGGTTTGTCCGGCAGCGAAAGCGCGTGCTTGTCGTCTACCACGAACTCGACGGGCGCCCGCCGCTAGACGCCATTGTGTTGCCCAGCGGCGCGGCGGTGCCAGTGGTTCGGGTGATGAAGGTCGAGTTGGCACGTAACTGGTGCCAAAGCCCTGCGTTTTCCGAGTATGATGCCGTGGCGATCGGGCGGGCGCACCTGTTCACCGACCTGTTTGACGAGGTGACCGAGATGGTCGAGCGCGAAGGCAAACACGTCATCGTCGCAGGTCTCAACTCTAACTTTCGCGCCGAGCCGTTCACCAGCGTCACGGGTCTGTGGGCGAGCGCCGACCGCGTGGTTCACGTCAAGGGCCTATGCACCGTGTGCGACGACGGCGTGACCGAGGCGTTGTTTTCCAAGCGCCTCAACGAAAGGGCCTCCCGTGACATCCACGTCGGTGGCGAGGCAGAGTACCAGTCGGTGTGTCGCCTGCACTTTATGGCCGACGCCGACAGCATCGTGTACCCGTCAACCTTGCTCAAGACTGCGCGTGAGCGACTGGAGCCGGCAAAGCGCGTAACAATCGCCCTGCCCCCTACCGCGACCGGTGGCGGCGGCGGCGGCGGCAGCAGCGGCACGGGACGCGCCAACGCCATTGTCGGCGACGCACCAAGGACGACGACCGCCATGCTAACACACCCGCGTCGCCGCACGCGTCGCCGCGGTGCCGAACCCCCGCCGCCGATCAAGATCGAGCCCGACAAGCCCCGTCAAAACGTGCTTCTGTACAACTCGAACCCCCACGGCGACCACGTAACACGCTCGCGCACCGAAATCCTGTCGCAACAGGAGGATCTGCAGTCGATTCAGGACGAGATTTACGAGGTGCAACAGGCGTTGCAACACCCCGAGTCGCAAGAGCAGCACGCTCAGTTGATGCAAAAGTTTCAAGAATTGCAAGAACAACAGTTTGCCCTTCGTCAACAGTTGCAATACACGGACGACTTGCGCAACAACAGTAACAGCCGGCAGAGTAACACCCGACAGGCGGGAGCACGTGTTACATCCAACACTGTGCATGCCCCAGTGCAGCAGCAGCAGCAGGGACACGCCCCGTACGCGGCGTCACCCTACCAACAAAACCCCATGCCACACGCAGCCTCCTCGCAACAACAGCGGCAGCCATACCAGCATTCTCAACAGCAGCAACCCCCCGTGCCACAGCAGCAGCAGCATTACGCTCCGCAGCAGCAGCAGCAGCAGCAGCAGCAGCAGCAGCAGCAGCAGCAGTATGCTACTTCTCAACCACAACCAGCGCCGCGCGCCGGGCCGTATGGGCAGTCACAACCCGCGTCGCAACAGCAATACCGACAGCAGCAGCAGCAGCAGCAGCAGCAACAGCCCTCGGGGGGGTCTTCGTGTTCGATTTCTCGACGATCAGTGGCAGCCACCGGCGGCGGCGGCGGCGGCGGGTGGCACTTGCCGACGATGAACACAAACCGAGACATTGAAACGGTAGTACGCCACGTGATGTCAAAGGTGCCTACCGGCGAGTTTGAGCCGCGAGAGCGCAACCTACTCATGGACCGACTCAACTCGGTGACGGAGATGGCCCGACACCAACGAGCAAAGGGTGCCGACATGAGCGTCGCGTGGAACGCGTTGCATCACCATGTGCAAACGGGACTGCAAAACCATGCCAGTCGTCCGTTTGTACACGAGATTACGGCATTCCTGACACAGGCCTAGTTACTCGACGCGCAATGCGACGATAAGAGTAAAGCCCCGTGTGATTTATCGCCGTTGTAATTTTATCGTCATCCGCGTTGAACAACACCGCCTCGACGGTTCGTCGCTCACCAGAGCGACATTCTTCCACAAAGACATGAAGCAACGTAAGCCCTCGCTGTATCCGAGGAAGGGTACAAAAAAGAAACACGAAACAGAGTCTCCCTCCATCAGACAACCATGGTACAGTCCCCAGAGGAGCGCATCAAACCACCGCGTGTGCATACGATGTCACGACCTACACGCGTTCAACCCCGTGGAATACCCTAGTATCTTTGTTGCTGCTGTGGCCAATGCGCACCCGAGTTGCATACGAGCGCACCACGTTGCGTCCGGTGAAGATATCAATCGTGTTACACACGTACTCGGTGACACGGTTTTTTCGGTGGCCTTGGTGCGTCTTTGTGCACTACGGGTGGGTACTCAGGAAGGTGTACTCCGTGCGTTGTTGCAAGTTGGTGGAGATCCAAACGCGCCCAGCCCAGGGGGGGAAACGCCATTGTTTGTGATAGCCAACATGGGGAATATGCTCATGTTAGTCTCGCTCCTTGTGGCTGGGGCCTCCGTGCATTACAGGAACCGGCGCGGGTGGACGGCGCTGCACTTTTCCATGGATCGCAAGTGCACGATGAAACTTCTTGAGTGGGGTGCCGACGTAGACGCGTTAACTGAGGACGGGTTTACTCCGCTTATGGTTGCCGCAAACGACACAAATTTGGCACAAAACGTGGGCCCCCGTATCTTCTGTTTGATTGACGCTGGGGCAAACCTACATACACGCCATACCGGCGTGTCGGCGCTGGATAGTATCCGCTTGCACTCTGCGCAAAGATCGACATCCCAGTCCCGCTGCGTTCTGTACAATACCTACTCGTCGCGTATACCGATAGAAGACATCCCACACTGTGAGTTGTTTCGCGCACATTGTGTGCAAACGGCGTACGCCTGTTCGCGCGTGCTGATCACAGGCACGCGCGAACACGCGCGCGACACGCGCGCGGCGCGACGAGTTCTACGGGACTACAATATTGTTGCACACATTGCCATGCACGTGGTGTTGTTCCCGCTTACGTCGCACCCTACGTATCGGCCGTCGTACCTAACGTTTGAGTTACTGGCACGTCTGGCGATCAGAGGCGTCGGACAGAGCGTGTCGTCAACGGTGCCCTGGCCGGTTCACCTGCGCAAGACTATTATGCGTGTTGCCAACGACTCGGACAAGTTGACTTCACGCAAGCAGCCAGTGTCGGGCGCGACGTAACACAATATACACACACACACACACACACACGGCGTTTCGTTTTTGCTCAAACAATTGTACATACATGACAAAGTGGTGTAACAGTCGTTCGCCCCCCATACTGCCGCCGCTATGAGCAACAGCGCTGCCTCTGTCGCCGCCGCCGCCGCCGCCGCCGCAGCCGTCGCACTTGTGCCCCCTCTGGTCACGGAACTGTATTGGATCAACGTTGATTCGTGTACAGACCGTGCCGAGTCGATGCGCGACGAGATTGCGCGCAACCTCGGCGACACTAGTAGCGTACGGACGCACCGGGTGTCTGCAGTGACACCGGAAGACTTGGAGGGTGCGAGAGTGCGTTTGCGCAGCCCCGCACATCAGGCCACAGCAGGCGAGATAGCGTGTTGCCTATCGCACCTGGAGACCATAGCACTGGCACACGACCGAGGCCTGTCCCATGCTGTTGTTTGCGAGGACGATGTACATTTCGAAGTGTGCAACATTGACTTTAACGCCATTTTCCAGGCTGCCGACAAACACGACGCAACATGGGACATTGTGCAGTTCTTCACCAGTAACCCACGCATCATAGGCGAGTTGCGTCGTGCTCTAGTAGCCGGCAAGCGGTTCGTGCCGTTTACGATCAACACGTGGGGCACGTGTATCTACGCTATCAGTCGCCGCGGCATGCGAAAGTTGCTGCATGCCTACGCGTTTCCGTCACCTACCTCGCCGACTGGACGGGGATGGGACATGTCCACCTACTGTTTCGCAAACACGCGGCCCGTTGCCGACCTTGTGCTGTATCACAACCCCGAGCATGGCATCCGAACGTACACGTACACCTGCCCGTTTGTAACAACGAAACCCTCCCTCGGTAGCCTCATCCACCCGGCGCACGTATCGGGTATTCACGCGCGCGCACTCGACGCACACCGCATGCATTTCCCCGCAAACACGGTTGCACGCATCGTGCCGACCACGTCGTCCTCTGTCTCCCCTCCACCCGCACTCGCTACGCAAACAGACGAATAAATATGTTGGCTCTGTGTAAGCGGACCCAGTGTGGGGTCGTCTCGTGACTGCTCATGGCGGCAGAAACAGCGTATGCCGGAACATGGGGTGGTGGTGGTGGTGGTGGTGGTGGTGGTGGTGG